TTAATGTTTATACCATCTGTTAGAATTTTATATTCGTTTAAATATGTTTTTAAGTTTTCTTTTATTGCTCTATTAAGAGTTGATAATTTTTTATTTGAATCGTATCCCAATAGATAAAGATTAATAGCAAATGGATTATTCTTTTCATTATCATTAGAAGTTTTACCAACTAAGAATTTTCTAATTTCATCTTGGATAAGTTGTTTATCAACTTCTCCTGCTCCTTCTTCTCTATTTACAAACCCATCAACTAACTCAGTAAACTCTCTAAGAACTTGTGGTGAAGCTAAAATAGAAGAAGGTGAGTTATTATCCAATGTACCATCTGCGGTAGCGTATGCTTTTGCAATAGCCCCAAATTTGGTTGGCATTGATAAAGCTCTTATTTGATAATCCTTTGATGTTACTGCTCTATTCTGAGAACCAAAGTTTGCCAATGCATTTTGTCTAATCTCTTCAATAGTATCACCACCCTTACCACCAGTTGCAGGTACTTCATTATCAATTGCTATTGAATTCTTTGCTGCATTATATAGTGCTAATTGAGTTGGTGTAAACAATTCAATATCTTCTTCATATTCAACACCATTAATTTGTGTAATAGTTCCCTTTTTAACATTTGATTCCACACCACCACCAGCTAAATACTTTACAGTAATAGTTGTATTAGATGGAGATGTTCCATATGTTTTTGTTTTCAAAAAGTTAGTTGGGTCAAATGATTCTTCTAATTTAGAAATTGAATTAGGTAATCCTAATCCTACATTTTTAAATGAAGGGATAATTGTTTCTTCACTAACTGTTGGGTCTCCACTACCAAATTGAATAGTTGTTGTACTATTTGGATTTATTTGTTTTACAAATCTACGAGATGTTTTAAGTGTATTTAAAATATATGGAGTTGTTGATTTAAATTGAAATAAATCAGGATCATTATTTTCAGTATTTGGGTAATCAGTAAATACCAATTCTTGTGCTAAATAAGGAACCTCATAAAATTTATTTGAATCCGAATCTCTTACATCATATATATCTATAATATCAGTATCTCCCAATTCAATACTTTGAAATTCTTCAAAAGCACCAAATGAAACTTCTTTAGTTTTTAATTCTGCAGATATTGCTTGTACTTGCTTTTTTACTAAGTAAAATGAAGCTTCTCCACTTACACCATCTCTTTGATATATTGTAATTTCTCGTTCTCTTTCATCAGAAAAATCCAAAACATCCTGTGTAATAAATTGTACTCCATTTGTTGATTCACACCTCATACCTTCTTTTATTCTTAAAAAGTAAGTTGAATCAAATGTGTTATCACCACCACTACCTATTGATGGTACTAATTGATAAACTGAAAGAGTTGTTACTGATGGAGATGATACTTTTGGTTTATATCCTAAGTATTGTGAAAGTGCTATTACATTTTCAATATCATCTGCATGAACCATTAAAGATTCTTTTAATGTATCATCTACATAATATGAAAGTGAATCACCCACATAAGATGCCATTTCAATAAACATCATACCCGGAGATGATTCATTAAAATCAGAATATGTTTTCGGGAAGTACGTTTTAGCGAATTCAATTAGATTACCTCTAAACGCACTAAAATCTTTGTTAAGATATTTTATATCCTTACCTTTGTTCTTAAAGTTCTTTGATGTTTTTGTTATTGCCATATCGTATTATCCCTGTACTGTGAATGTTAGAGTTTCTAAATTAATATCATCCCCTATTCTAAATTTAATTGAAACGTTTATTTTGTTGTTATCTCTCAATTCATCAGTTGATTCAATATCAATCTCTTCAGCCGTAACATAAGGTAACCATTGTTCTAAACTTTCGTTTATAGTATCTTCAATTCTACCCTCTAAATCATCTACATTTTGTTCAAACAATAATGATTGTAAACCACTACCAAATTCGGGTTGTAAAATACGTTCCCCCCTTTTAGTAAGTAGAAGATTTTTAATATTTGATTTAACTTGGTCTTTGGTTTGGAAAGATTGCTCGAAAGTACTTTCACCAAATTGTAATGGTAAAGTGATACCAATTGCATAACTTGCAAATGATTTGGTATCTTTAACGATTTTTCTTCCTAACTCAACTGCCATAATTTATATTACATTCCCGGTCTCCAGTTACCATTACTTTTTTTATCCATAGCTTTTATTAACTGAGAATTATCTCTATTCAAAACTCTATCCAATCCAGCTAATCCAGTTGTAACTCCTAACCCTTGTTTTTTAACTCCTCCTTGCATATCACCATATCCCATTTTTTGTGCTATACTTTGTGCACCCAATGTATGAGTTGAGTTTGAATCAAACTGCATTGTTCTTTCAGAAACTTCAGTTGGTGCACCAGCATAAGATGGTTGATGATTATCTAATACACTTTTATTTGTATTTTCACTTAAACTAAGTGGTTGTGTTTGTTGTAGTACCTTATTCAACACAGGGTTTTTACTTAAAACTTTTTCTGTTTGTATAGGTTTTTCAGAAACTACCTCATCCATAAATGTAGGTTGTTTTGGTGTAATAGCCTTTTTAAGTTGTTTATTTTCTTTTAACAACTTTGCCATTTCTTTCTTTACACCTTCCTTAACTAGTGTAGGAAGAATCACTTTGATTTCCTCCTTAACTATTATTTGTATTGCTTTTACTAATTTGTCAGTATCCATTGTTGTAATGTTTTCCTTTCTATATAAATATTTGTTTTATTGTTTTTTGATTTTTATTCACACTTTGTTCCACCCATTTCCAATTGTGATATGAAATCAGGCAGAATATTTTCCATTTCTTCATCAATTACACCATCTGGTATAGTTTCTTCTATAACATCCTTTAATATCGGAGTACCTAATATATCTACATCGTTATCAACATATTGTGGAGTTGGTGTTAATGTGGTAACACTATCATCAACCACTTGTTCTAATACCGGTGGTTCACTACCATCCGAAGATGGAAAGTTAATATTGGGTATTGGTATATTTGGTGGTATTAAATACGCAGTCCAAGGTATAACAGCAGGTGATGGTATTGGAGATGGTGCCGATGGATATAACGATGTCGTTTGTATAATACCACCTACACTAAATAAATGTACTGTTGCTGCTAAGATAAACATATTAACCATTATAACTTGTTTTTTAGCGGGCTTTAATGGTGGATACATTGGCCAAGTACCTGGATTACTTGCTATATTTGAATTAACTACTATATTTTGTATTGTACCGGGTGCTGGTATTAATGGGATTGGAAATGGATTCATTTGTGCACCCATCCAATATGCCTTAACACCATTACCAAATTCATTTACTAATGAAAAATTAACACCAGGTGGAGTTGCTAATCCCTTTAATAGTGCAAGTTGAAAAAATACTTTAGCTAAATCTTTATTACCTTTTTGAACGGATTCTAAATTTAATAAATCCCTTCCCCTCTTTACAACCGCATCATATTCATCTGCCCAAATAGTTGCTAGTTGATTAATGTTTAATGATGGATTATTATTTGGATTCGTTTTCCTTAATATGTTTCTTTTGAATAGTGACCAAGACATTTTATGAAATTTTATCAGTAACGTTACCAACGGCATCAGTTACTCCACCCAAAGCCCCATCTACTATACCACCCACATCAGGTAATTCTGGTAGGTTTGGTAGTTCTGGTATTGCAGGTAATTCGGGTAGTTCTGGTAACTCTGGTATTGGTGGTAACTCCAATGAAGGAACTTTTGGTATCTTAGGTAAACCCTTTTTTTTATGTTTCGGATTTTCTTCTGCCTTTTCCTTTTTTTTAAATTTAGGAAGAGGTGGTAGTTTTGGTAGTGATATCTTTGGAATTTTAGGTAACTTTGGTATCTCAGGTAATTCTGGTAATTCTGGTAGCTCAGGTAGTTCGATTGGTATCGATGAAACAATATCACCAACTGCACCAGTAACATCATCAATTGTATCAGTCACACCACCTACCACAGAAGATTCGGCATCAGTCACACCACCAATAGTTTCATTTGCCATATTACCTATGTCATCTGCTAATCCCATATTATTTTAATTGTACATTATTACTTAACATTGAATTCAACTTAGCTTTTAAAGATGAAAATTGAGCAACATTTGTTGGTCCAGGTGCAGATGGGCCGGCTGGAGTTACATATATTTGTTGGGCTATTAAATCTAACATTTCACCTAACAAATCAACTAATGTTTGTCCTTTTGCAGCAGGTTCTGTTTCACCTCCAGTTCCTAAGAAAATAACACCATCACCTTGAGTGATATTTAAATCTCTATTTTTAGTATCAATAAAAATATTATCTTTTGTTGTTATGTTTATACCCCTATTAGCATCTATTGAAAATTGACCATCCGTTATAAATCCAACATCACCCTTACTAGCGAATATCATTTCTGCTGTTTTGGATGAAAGAATAATTCTATCTGAACTAAGTAGAATTTGATTTCCCTTTAATTCAGATGGATACTTAAAAAATGATTCTTTTGCGTTAGTAGTAGGAAGAGTCCATTCTAATAATTTTTCTCCACTACCTAAGAATATAATGTTACTATCTTCATTTATATTTTCTTCCACCAATACATTATCATCCTTTTTTCTATTTTCAGGAGATTCACCACTTCGTATTGTTAATGTAGGAGAAAATTTGTTTTCACTATTATTATATCCACTAAGCCTTATGGATTGGCCGAATCTACTTTGGAATAATACATCACCCTCATATAATTTTAACTTATGAATACCTGATTCTGCGGTGAAGTAATCACCAAATCCATCAAAATCATTAACATTTTTTGTATTTGAACGAGCTATACCAGTAGCACTTACATTTGAATATCCCTCTGCTTTACTACCACCTTCTGCTGATTGTTGTTCGTTAAATAAATTAGATATTAAATTTTCTGAATCTGATGTGTTGGGTGATAATCCTTTTGATATTTGGCTATATACATAACCACTTCCTAATTTTTGTATAAATACAGTTTGATTTCTAATTGGTAGTATTGTTACAGTGGAATCTAATGGTTTAGCTACCAATAAAGTTTCACCAGTAACATCATTTAATAATCTACATTGAATTGAACCAACATCAGCTATACTTGATTCTCCTGATTTTATTAATGGGTGATTTTCATCCAATATGACGGAATATACTACTGCTAAATCTTCTTGAGATTTATTAATAATTGCAGAAGTAGCCCTTTTAGCTACATTCCAAATTAAATTTCCACCAAAGAAACTCATCTTAACTTTCTATTTTTTGTTTAACTTCCTCTATATCGTTTTGAATATCATCTATTCTCTGAACCTCATCCTGTACTTGTTCAATTTCTGAAAGAAGTTGTTCTCTTTCTTTATCAGTAAGAAAACCGGTATCACCTTCTGATTTTTGACTTGATGCAACAATTCTTTGTGCGATAGTTGCTAACTTAACTAATTGGTCATCGTTACGAACTGATGTATCAATTAAATCTTTTATGACTGGACCTATGAGTGCCATATCACCTTTATGACTAATCATTTTTCTCATTTCAAAAATTACTTCTGAAATGTGTTTCTTTTTATTTATCTGATTGTTGTATATATCCTCAAATAAACCACTAAGGTTTTTACCTGGGAATAATTCGAAATCTGTTGACATACGTTTATTGATTATTATTCTATATATAAATATCAATAAACAAAAAAGTGATTTTATTTTAGATTAGAACTTGTCAGCTCTTTTGACTTCTTCTATTGCTTCTCTTAGTTCATTTAAATTAACAGGACACTCTAAATCTAAACTTGCTTTGAAACTATCTTCCTTAGTTCCATTCTTAAATATGATAATAGTTGGAGCCATTCTAACCCTATAATCTTTCTTTGCTTGAGGAGCTTTAGATATATCTACTCTGAAGTACTCTACACCTTCTAACTTATCCCAATCAGGAAAAGCATTGGCTTTATTAAACTCTACCCAAAATTCTACAATTGTTATAATTGTCTCATCATCACCAAATGCATCATTAGCATGAATCTTAGTATTAAAGTTTGAATCATCAATCCATTGTTGAGAAAATATTGGTGTAGAGAATAGTAAAAATATGAATATTAATAAATGTTTCATACTATCTTTCTTTTTGTAATTCGTATAATCTTTCATCAATTTTTTCTAACTCTTCGAGTATTGATTCAACATCATCTTGTGTATCAAGAATAGTTTGTCTGATTAACTCATCTTTCAAATCATATTCGATTCTATCAATAGGTGGTTTGGGTAATGTCTTAGCTTCTTCGATATCACCTTGTAGTGTAAACCACATTCCAATAACAACAGATACAGTAAATAATAAGATACCTATTGTTTTTAAATCAAGTGTGATTTTAGTTCCTTCGTTTAATTCTTTTGCCATCTTATCTTCCTTTTGCTGGTAATGTTTTACCTGGATTTGCTATATCATAATAATCATTATTCATTTTAAATCCAAATAACCCAATCCAATCTTTTATAATATATATCCACATCATTATCTAAAAGTATAATTTATACCAAATGTAGTTTGGTATAATCTACTATCCCACATTTTTGAATATTCACCTTCTGCAAATATTCCAAAGTTCTTTCCTACCTTATAACCTAAACTAACACCAAAAGAATAATCAGTCCATTGTTCTAAATCTGAATCTTGTCGTAATCCACCTTTACCCCAATTGTTTCTATTAAGGTAACTAAATTCTTCTTCACCAGCAACGTATTGGTGAAATGGTAATATATAGTTTCCATATGCATGAAACCAAAAATCTGATTTGTAGTGGTAGAAATCGAATCCGATGATTGGAGCAACTTCCATCCATGGGTCTAATAAATCCCATGCTCTTCCATTAAACTCATTCATAATAGATGGAAATACTCTTTCTCTAAAATCTTGGTCACTATAAGCAACTATATTACCATCTTCATCTTCCCAAACAAAATCAGAGTATTCTTCACCGGTTGTATTATTTGTGTATGTAGTTGGAACTTCAACATATCCATAATTTGCTGCAAGTATATACCAAGGATTAGTTGGAAATTCATTTCCAAATTCATCTTTGGTAGTTTCATTCAAATAAATTTCAATTGGATTGTATCCATACGCTCTATCATGTCCTCTTAGGATAGCTCCGGCCGATAGAGAAAACTTCTTACCGATTGGCAATCTAAATCTAGCTTCTGCTGAGTTATAGTTAAGATTAATCTTATCTACTTCTCTTGTTTCTATCTTTACGATATGATTTTTACCTGTATGTTTTAGGAAAAATCTATAATTTGTAAAATCTCTACCCCTCCAACGTTCTTTTTCAAAATGGAATTGGTATTCCAATCCTTTGAATGCTGAAGTTGGTGCAGTAAATGCTAATTGAGATTCTGTTCCATCATAAAAGTTTTTAGGTTTTCTTTCGTAATCGAATCTAGCTAATTTTCTAATACCAAATCCATATCTGTAATCGAATGGAAATACTTCTGTATTATCTTTAATGATTGGAATTTCATATACATTATCAGTTCTCTCTAAAACATATGTTGGTTCAATGGCTTCAACGGAATTATTAATATCCCCTGCACCATAGATAGTTCCATATTTTAGGAAATCTTTGTATAACTCTTTTACAATTTGTGCTTGTATGTTTGTCGTAGTAAATAATACTACAACTATTAGTATAGCTTTTTTTATCATTGGTTCTAAATAAATTTTTATTTCTTACAAAATTCAATTCAAAGTAAGCTATCGGGAGATAATTGTTTGAATTTTTAATTATGTGAGGTAATGTAACCTATTTAGAATAAATATATGTTAATAAGAAAAAAACTCATCTTCATCATTGTTGTCAGATATTTCACCATGGTCTAAGTATTCGTTTAACATTCTCTTCTGATGAGTTTTCATAACATTAACTACTTTTGTGATGTAATGTGTTTTACAATCTGTCATTTCTCTAATTAAAAGATAGAGATGTTTTTTATTGAAATTTTCTATATACTGACTTCTTCTGAATAATTCTAAGATAGCATCTGCTATTTGAATATCTCTTTTCTTTGTAAATACTTTTGTAAGATTTTTATCCCAATATCCTAACATCAATTCTTTGAACTCATCGAACTCATTACCTTTTTGTTCGTGATAGAAATCATTTTCAGGATTCCAAGTTTCAGGCATCTGAGAAAGTAGTGCCGTTTTCTTATAACGTTTGTAGTTTCCGTTATTTTGTAAGATTAAGTGATTCTTAGCAACAATAGAAAAATAAGAAAATGCTCTACCCTTATCAGGTTTAAACATATGAATCTTTTGTACCAATACCGATACTACTTCCTTTTTAACATCTTCTTTAGATACATCAAAGTATGAGAACTTAAATGTATTTAAAATATTTTCTGCTAACTTTTCAAATGGAAATTGGATTCTATCTTTATATATTTTATTTCTCTCTTTTGGGTCATCACTTGCATTATATTCAATGATGGCTTCTTGAGCAGGAGTACCGAAATATATTTTTGATTTCTTTTTTCTAGGTTTAGGCATATTTTTTATAAATTATTTTTATATTTTTCAATAGTATCTTTTAATTCTTTGAAAACCACACCAACTTCATCATCGGATTCAAATGAACCTCTGATATCTATCTCTTTCATCTCCTCTAACATTTTTTCCAAAGTGCCAATGGATAATTCAGTTAGGTTATCCATATCGTTAGCAATTGTTTCTATTTGTCTAACCAACTGAGTGCCTCTGATAATAAAAAATATATTGGATATTACTAAAACTCCAATTATTATGTATAAATAAATTTCTTCCATTTTGATATTATATTCTACTAATATACGAAAAAAAGTTTAACTTTCCAAATTATGCTTCACCTTTTTTTCCAAAGAAGGGAAATGATGAAAATTCTTTTTCATCTTCTTCCTCTTTTTTTATTTCCAATTCTTTATTAAGATTTTTGATTTTTTCGATAATAGCATTATCAAATCTTACCTCATCAATTAACTCTTCTTCAATCAGTTCATCAACAATTGTTTCTAATATAATTTCTAAAGTTTTAATTTTTTGTTCTAATATATAGAGTCTTGTCATACGTTATATAGTTAACGAACCAGTTGTTACGTTAAGTGAATGTAAAAATTCTTTGAATTCTTTATCTGATGGAGTTTCGTATTCTAACTCACCGAATGATTTTTTAATTGAGTTGTGGTGATATCCCATAGATGATGCCATTCGAACACACATAATTTTAAATTCATGTATATTCATATCATCCGGTACATCGAATGTTATATTTATAGCCTCTCTATTTAACGGCTCTTCTGATTTGTATGATAATACTCCCATTATACTAATTGATATCCTTTATCTAAAAGAGGTTGTGCTTTTTTGTATTTAACAAATTCCATTTCTCCTTCAGGTGATTGTAACATTACTCTTTCGTTTCTTCCAGGTTTTTTCTCTGCTTTTATTTGACCACTATATCTTCTAATTGAAGAGTTTATACTTATACCATCAATAGAATCAATTAATCTCTGAGCAGTAATACATTCGAACAATCCTAAATCATTCATATATTCTTCTTGGTCTTTCCATTCTTTTTTATCAGATGAAAACTCTACAATACCTAAATTATCAGTATCAATTTTAAACCATTGATGTCTAGCAGTTTTTCTAACCTTTTGTTTTTTATCTAATTCTTTTTCAAAATAAACAACCATCTCTTTTGATGTTTCGGTAACCTTCGGATTAACTAATGTTAAATCATCATACTCACCACCAAACTTAATAGTAACAATACGTTTATCTATTCCAACATCAGATGCATTTACAGCATATTCGTTTTCTAATTTAGATATTTTTTCTTTATATTCGTTTAACTCTTCATTCGTAACGGGAGTTTTTTCAATTCTCTTTACTATCATAGTATTTTTTTATTTCGTTTGTTAAATAATCTATCGATTCTGCACTACCTATATATGCTCCATGTTTTGCGTAAAATGGAATCCACATATCTTTGTTGGTTTCGATTCTTTCTTTTAATTTGTATCTCTCAGGCAATTGAACCTTTATATAACTCATAATAAATCTTCTGGTGTTTCTCTATAAACTCTATAACTATCTTCATCAAAGTGTTCAGTCGAAACCTCAAATACAATTGAGTTATCTTCTAATGATATTAACTGATGGGGTAATCCTCTATCGATTAAAACACTATCTCCCTTTTCTAAAGTTTTACCTTCTAACTTTCCATCTTCTACATTCAACCAATTAAATTGAAATCTTCCTTCTTGTACATACCAACTTTCTTTTTTCTTTAGGTGATAATGCATTGAGAATCTATTTCTTTCTTTTGTGAATACTAATAATTTTCCACAATACTCTTCATCGTTGTGAATCCATAGTTCGTATCCCCAATTCTTTTCTACTCTCTTAGGAGCTTTAATATCTACATCTATAATCATTCTGCGTAACTTTGTGTGTTTAACAATCCACTATATTCACATACATTAAATTTTGCCATATGTGGTATAATCGCAAGTTCCTTTGCCTTTGCTTCTACCATAACATCAACATCCGTTCCATATAACTTAGGAAGTTTGTTAATATAATCTGAATGTGCTTGTGGTTTTAGTTTATCATTCTCCTCATGCAATGCTTTACTTTCAGAGTAATGAACTATTGGTTTAATATCTTCAGGCCAAGTTGATATTGCCAACTTTAATGCCTCTTCTTCAGTTAATCCACCTGTACAAAATTTGTGGTGATGATAATCAAATACAATTGGTATTCCAATTTGTTCGTTTAAATACATCAAATCTTTTACTGAATACATTGATGCTTTATCATCGTTCTCAACTGTTAATCTACTTTTTACTGATGGTGATAATCTTTTAAAGTTTTCACAAAATCGTTTCATTGCTGATTCTTTATCTCCATAAACTCCATTACAATGGATATTGATTTTATTATAATGTGATTGTTCTAATCCCATCAAATCAAATATCTTACCATGTAATTCTAAATCAGTAATTGTATTTTCTACAACATGAGGTCTTGGTGAAACTAATACATTGAATGGACCAGGATGTGAAGTAATCCTAATACCATTTTTTTTAGCGTAGTTACCACAAGCCATTAATATAGTTTTGATTCTAAGATAGTGTGGTGATTTCTCTATCTCATATTCAGAACCCCAAGGAAACATCTCAGAAGATAATCTGAATAGTTTAATACCATTCTCATTATTCCATTCTAAAATCTTATATAAATCTCTAGCGTTTTGTAATCCCAATTCCGTTGCGTATTCAACACCCCTTTCTAAGAATGTTCTTTTAATCATTGAACGATTGGTAGTTACTTTTGGTTTTTGACCCGATAGAGTCATATTAATACAAGCGTATCCTAAATTCATTTCGTTGGATTTATCATTTGTTATAAACAAATATACGAAAAAAATATTTAAAAACCAAATTTATTTCAATAAGTTTTTGAATCGAAGTTGTCAGGATAGCTTGTATCCTTTTCGTTTTTTACATATGTTAACCAATAGTTTACTGCATTTTGGTTATTTATCCACTTACTTCTATCACCCCAATTGAAATTAGGTCTAGCATAAAATGGAACTTCATTCATTACATATTGTGCTCTACGAGATGATGAAGGAGCTGGTTCATCTATTAATCCATCCCCATCATTATCATATCCATCAATAGTACCATCACCATCAATATCAATTCCTCTACGTGTAGTATCCTTTGTTAATGATTCGGTTTCATCAACTTTTTTTTTATAATTCTTTGCAGCTTCTTTTAACTCTTCGTTAGGTTCTGATTCCTTTTCAGATTCTTCTACCATTTTTGAAATATCTTTTGGTGAGAAATCTAAATCTTCATTATCAAACTCTTCATTTGCCAATTCATCATCAACATCAAATTGATTTCTAAAATCTTCCATCTCTTCTTCAGTCCAAAAGCCATCATCTTCTTCTGGCTCCTCATCGTATAGTTCTCTCTTACGAATTATCTTTTCTTTATCAACAATTCCCCTATCAACTTTTAATGCGTTGTTAAAAGCAATTACTAATGCAACTGCAAGTGGGTCAAATACAAAGATAATAATTAGAATAAACCAATTGATAATAACATCCATAGGTCTATCCAACAATCCACTTAGATATTCTAATGGACCTAATTCAGATGATACACCTTCTGATGATTCAACATCTAATATTTTTAATTGAATTGATTGTAATGAATCTGCTGCTACTTCTCTTTTTGATTGAACACCTTTACGATTCTCTTCTTCAACTTCAATACGTTTTTGTGAAATCCTAAGTTCGGAAGTAGAGATGGTTGTTCTAACGCCCCCAACCACCGAGGTGTCTCGTACTTGGATTGATTGAGATTTCGCATTAGAAAGAGTACTAATGTTATTACTGATTCTTTTAAGTTCTTCATCATATCGTATTACATCATCACCCCAAAACTTTTCTTTTTGTTGTAAGAATGCTAATTGTTTTTCTTTTATACTATATTGATTAAATGTATCTTGAAATGCAGATGTTAAGAATCCATAGATACCTAGTGAGGTTATAAGGATTAA